CTGAGAAGGGTGCGAGACACCATATTTAGTTTGCATTGTGGTTTTTATCTTATCTTTTATTTCTGGTGCTTGGAATACATTATCCACTCCATACCTCAAATTGGCAATTTTTTTGATGGTTTCTGGTGATATATCGCCACCTATTCTTCCATTTAACAATTTATCGCTAGTTATATCAATTTTTGACAATACTTTATGTTCCCACAAAGATGCTTTTATCTGGCGTTCTTTACGGTTTCCTTTAGTGAAAATTTTTCTAATTTGAATAACATCTGGTTCGCCATATTCTTCACGAAATTTTTTAACAATATTCGATGAAGTGAAATATATCGTCCACAAATTTTTAGGATTTGCTATTTTCTTACTGTTAGAGTATTCGACTCCATAATACCATTTGTTTATATGGGACCATCCAATAAGATAGGTGTAAGGTATATAAATAGACATGTGCTGTGTTCCTTCCATAGGGTGTTAAACATAGAGTAGTTGGGATGACCGCCAAGAAATCCGTGAACTACACTTTTATTTATAATATGGAGGATTTCAGTTCATGGAATGGGAAATTTTATATGAATACGAAAGAGATAAATATCGGGAAAGTGCAAAATCAATGATTGAAAGTGGGCAGTACGAAAATTTTGAAATTGAAGAACTTGCAATAATTCTGTTTAACGCACATTCTAATGAGGAATAAAATGAAAAAAATATTGATAGCAGTTCCATGTTCAAAATATATAGAACCAGAAACTTTCAAGTCTATATATGATTTGGATGTTCCAGAAGGATATGAAACTGATTTTAAAACAGTGACAGGCGATCAGATCGACCAGATAAGAAATTTGATATCTGATTGGGCAAAAAGATATGATTATCTATTCTCAGTAGATTCAGATATAATTCTACCAAAAGATTCATTGAAAAAAATGATTGTAGCAGACAAAGATGTAATTTCCGGTCTTTATATTCAAAGAATTCCAAACACACATACACTAGAAATATACATGAATGGTGCCAATGGAAGTATCATAAATATGCCATATGATATAGTTCCAAAAGATCAATTATTTGAAATAGCAGGATGTGGAATGGGTTGTTGTTTGATAAAAAGTGAAGTCTTTAGAAAGATGGAATATCCACATTTCTATTACAAATCCGCAATACTACATAAAGATACTGTATCAGAAGATATATATTTTTGCAAAAAAGCAAAAGACAATGGTTTTGAGGTTTGGGCAGATTCATCTATCAAATGTGATCATAAAGGGTCTCAAATATTCAGAGTCTAAGCTATAGCTAGAATCATTAGTATATACTTTCCCCAATAACATTATTGATTATAACAGGTTTTTTGTTTCTGTCAACCCTTAAAATGAACTAATTTTGAGTGGTATGTTCTTATAAATAAAAAGAAAAAGAGTGTTAAAAATGACGACAAAAGAAAATCTCTATGTAAATCAAGGAACAGATTTTGCAACTACATTAGAGTTGACGCAAGATTCTGGTGATGATTATAGTGAATATAATTTTTATTGTGATGTTTGTAAATTATATTCGAACACTAAGAAATTCAGCGCAGAGTTAACAGTTCTTACGAATGGTTCAGTCAATGAATTGGAATTGAGATTTCCCAAAGAAACTACTTCATATCTTGAAGGCGGAAAATATACATATGATGTTATGATGGAAAATCCTGTTGGATCAGTATCAAAAATTTTAGAGGGTTTGATTTTCTTAATACCATCTTCAACTATTGTAGGGGCAAATACCTAAAATGGTTTATAATATAAAAAATATTAAAAGGTAAAACAAATGGCAAAACCTACATCTAAACAAGAATTTAAAGAATATTGCTTGCGCAAATTAGGTGCGCCTGTGATACAAATTAACGTTTCAGAAGAACAGGTTGATGATAGAGTTGATGAAGCAATAAGTTTTTGGAGTGATTATCATTACAATGGATCAGAACACGTATATTTGAGGCACCATATAACGCAGGCAGATGCTGATAATGGTTATATTGAAATACCAGAAAGATTGCTTGGTGTTTCCAGAATATTCAATTTGGGTGCGTCTATATCAAGTGGTAGTGGGATGTTCAATGTTTCATATCAGTTTGTTTTAAATAATCTTGAAACAATAACAGGATATTCTGTTCAAAACTATTATATGACAATGCAACATTTGCAATTTATGCAAGAGGTATTGGTTGGTCTGCCTATTATAAGGTACAACAAGCACATCAATAAACTTCATATTGATATGGATTGGGGCAAAGTCGCTGTTGGAGATTATATCATTGTAGAGGCATACGACATAATTGATCAAGGTCTATATTCTGATATGTGGAATGACAGATGGTTGCAAAATTACGCAACGGTTCTGATAAAAGAGCAATGGGGCGGAAACCTTATTAAATTCACAAATATGCAATTAGTTGGCGGGGTCCAGTTCAATGGCGAACAAATTCTAAGTGAGGCAAAAGAAGAACGTAGAAATATGGAAGAAGAAGCGATCAATTCTTTACAACCTCTTGTTTATAATTTTTCAGGATAATTTATTGTGGCAACAAATGTTTATTTTCAAAATTACAACTATTTTAACGAACAACAACTTATAGATGATTTGGTTATTGAATCAATTCAAATATATGGTGTGGATACATTCTATGTAACAAGAACAGTCGAAAATTTTGACAACATATTAAATGAAGATGATGTTTCAATTTTCAACACTGCTTATCCTGTAGAAGTATACGTTAAATCAGTTGACGGTTTCGAAGGCGAAGGTGATTTCCTTTCCAAATTTGGTTTGCAGATTAGGGATCAGGCAACCTTTACGGTCGCAATGCGAACATTTGAAAGATATGTCACTAATGATAATAACGCAATCACCAGACCAAAAGAAGGTGATTTGGTATATATGCCTATGAATGACAAATTCTTCAAAATAATGTATGTAGAGCATGAATCTGTTTTTTATCAAACAGGATCATTGCAGACATATGATATGAAGTGTGAATTATTTGAATATTCTAATGAAAGATTTGAAACTGGTATTGATGTTATTGACCAGCATTATGACAACAATCAAACTTCCTCTATTGAAGATTTACAAACTCTTAGCAATACGGACCTAATTGCCAAAAATATCTTCTATGAAGAAGAAGGTCAAGACATAATTGATTTTAGTGAATCAGACCCATTTAGTGAAGATATAACCTTCCCAACAACTAATTAATAAGTGAGTAAATAAATTGGCAATAACAAATTATTTCTATAATGAAACGACAAGAAAATACGTAGCACTTTTTGGTTCCATTTTTAATAAAGTATCAATACAAAGAAGGGACAACAATGGTGTTGTTGTCCAAAAAATGGTTGTTCCCATTTCATATGGTCCATATCAAAAATTCATGGCAAGAATAGCACAAGACCCAAATTTAGATCAAAAATCTGCCATAACTCTACCTAGAATGTCTTTCGAAATTGTCAATATGACATATGATGGTTCGAGAAAAGTCAATTCATTGAAAAAAATAGTGAATCAACCTTCGGATAATGGCGGTTCGTTATTCTTGTATTCACCTGCACCATACAACATAGATTTCTCTTTGTCAATCATGGCAAAATATACAGAAGATGGGGCACAAATAGTCGAGCAGATTATTCCATTTTTTAAACCAGAAAGAACCACAACTGTGAAGTTGATGGATGGTGTTGAACCATTGGATATTCCTTTAATTCTTAATAGTGTTAGTGTTGAAGACGTTTATGACGGTGATTTTGAAACCAGAAGAAGTTTGTTGTGGACAATGGACTTCACAATGAAGTGTTGGTTCTTTGGTCCAGAAAGAGATAAAAAAGTTATTAAATTTATTGATATCAGAAATTACACTGACATTGACCCAACAAAAGAATTTGAAAGTCAAATTGGTATTCAACCAGGATTGACTGCAAATGGCGAACCAACAAATATTTTAGAAGAAACGATACCATACCAAGATATCATGGAAGATGATGATTGGGGTGTGGTTGTAACATATAGTGGCAAGGATGATATATAATGAGCGAAGAAATAATAGCAGAAGCATTAGGTCTAAAATCTCTTGCACAGGTCAAGAATGAACAAGAAGAAGCGCCTAAAGAAACATTACCAGAAATTCTTGATGATGATGATGCGCCAATGCCGATGGTTTCTATTGAGAGTAATGATGAACATTTGTCAGATGTCGAATTTGCAAAAAATAACATAAAAAATATAATAGAAAAAGGTGACTCATCTTTAGAAGAACTGGTGAACCTTGCAAAGCAATCTGAATCTCCTAGGGCATTCGAAGTTGTATCTGGTATGATGAAAACTTTGTTAGATGCTAATAGAGAATTTGTTGACATGTCGGCAAAGAAAAAATACGCGAAAGAAGATTCTCCTGCTTCACAGACAAATGTCACAAACAACAATTTGGTCTTATCAACAACAGATTTACTTAAAATGTTAAAGGGTGAAACAGAATGAAATACACGAAAGAACAAATTGAAGAATATATAAAGTGCCGTGATGATATAGAATATTTTGCTAACAATTATATTAA